CTTATTCTATGTAAGGCTTCCAACAATCAGGAACATGTTTTTGCATTGCAAGCTTGCGCTTGTACGCTTCGGCCCTGGTAATCTTGCCAGGTTTACGAATCAATTGCATGTTGGCCTGTTGAGGAGTACGATTACGCTTTTTTCTATTACAGCTTGTGCAACAAGTTACAACATTCTCAAAGCTGCTTAAACGGAATGTGTATCTACGAGGATTCCAGTGGGCACGCGGAATAACGTGGTCAATAGAACGGTCATTAGGATTGACCTCTTTACCACAGTATTGACATACACCCATATCGCGAGCATAAATATTGCTCTTGGTGTATGGCGCTGGCTTATTTTGGCTAGAGACATACTCCTTTAGAACAACGACTGCTGGCAACTCATAGGTATTACCCTTACCATCTCTGATAACCATGTCGTGCTTTAACATAGTACCGTCCTGGTTGTAAACTGGCATCACGTTTTGTGATCCCAATAGCTTACTCATAGTCTTTTGCCAAGACCAAATATCATATGGAGTACCATCCAAATTAATAACAAGTACCGAAGTGCTCATTTTATTCTCCAATAACTTCAACAGTGTTCTCAAAAATACGAATCAATTGTTCAGACATGCCAAATCGCTTACCATTTATTTCAATGGACTTACGAATATTTCCATCATTATGCCGCTCACTTGCGGCTTTCCAATCACAAAACATTTCTAGTAGATCAATGAGCGTCATGTCATCAATACCATCTTTAAAATGTTCTGGGTGGTGCCGGTTGTTAGCATAGTGATGTTCTAAAGCCACCTTAATTTCATCAAGATAAGCCCTATATTCATCACTACCATATGTACATTCTGCTAGTTTCGGTGTGTATTCTACAAACAAGTCTAGCTCAGGATTCTCCATCTTAGTTTGATCGTGGTTCTCACCACGTTTTAATAGCTCAACTATACATATATTAATAATATCTCTTACTCTACATATGTGTGATATAGTATCAAAGTTAGTTGCTTTTTGTTTTTGGGTTAACATATATTCCACCACTCCGGTGGGTTCCTCCTTGTCCATTTCATTTGTATAGTATTACGCTTATATTCATTATAATAGCGACGATATGCTTCTACTGGATTTTCCATCTTATATTCATCTGGCATCGCCTGCGGCGGCATTGTAAAATCTGATTCTATAAAAACTGGCTTGTTATTACCACACCACTTAATAAATTCTACAGAAAAATGTGGTTCAAAACCCCTATACAATCTTTCCATTTCTAAACTAAGTCCATGTGCAACTAGCCATTGCCAATTTTCAAAAGACTTTTGTACCCATTTACAACAAGGATGATGTGGGTACGAATGTTTTCTTGGTGATCCAGCCTGAGTACGAGGACAGTCAGGCTCAGCCATTCGTTCTAATGAGTAACAATTAGATAATATCTGAGCAGTTTCAACAATCATTTTATTCACATGCTTATTACACAATGCCTGCGCGGCAAGCAGTGGATTAGCATCTACATAAAAGATATTCATTTATTCTTTTTCCTAGACTTTTTAAATATAGCCTGATAGTTCTTGTCGTACAACTGCTTATTAACTGGGCGCGGCTTGCTACCCTTTCCCGCCCCAGTAGATTTGTCCTTACTCATATTATACCGCTCCGCTATGCTTTTGTCAAGTCATTTTTTTTATTTTTACCACGGTGGTCTATTATATAATTCTACAAATTTGTTATAATAAGTTTGTAGAGCTTCTTCTTTTGAAAAACTTCATTATAAGTTTATGTTCGATACTATGAATACTATACATTTTAAGCTCCTGAAGAACCAAACCCTCTATCTCCGCGCCATGTTTCAGAAAGTTCATCCACCTCGATAAAATCGAGTTGATATTCTGGAACTATGATGGCTTGAGCTATACGATCACCCTCTGTTATTCTATAATGTGTTTCACCTATATTAGCTAGGCATATCATCCACTCACCACGATAGCTAGAATCAATAACGCCAGCTAAAACATGCAAGCCATTTTTAACAGCAATACCAGAGCGATCTTTTATAATACATCCATATCCTTCTGGTATAGCTATTTGTAAGCCAGTATGGAACACGCGACGAGACATGTCTGGCATTATATCAAACACAACAGTTGTTGGCTTGTCTGTATAACTATGTTCAAAAAACTTTTCATCCCGCACAACGTGTAAATCAAACGCTAGGTTGCCATCAATCTTCTTTGGAACGATGGCGTTTGGATGAATCTTTTTAACTTGTAATTGCATTATATTACCTTTCCTTTTCCTGAACAGTTTGGACACATTATAAAATCCCCTTTATCATAAGCACAGCTTGCTGGCTCTCTTACTTTCCCCTTGCCATCACATGTTTTACATTTAGACGCAGGCATAACATCAAATGAATGTTTAACTCTAGCTTTTAAACAACTCCAGCATAAATCTCTAATAGATCCAGCTTGTATACTTATATTAAAAGTAAATACTTGATCTGGAGGCTCTATCTTTTTATTACATTCATCACATTTAATAATTTCAATAGTGGTTTTCATTTATCACCTTTTGTGTACTTTATAGGCATTTTGACCAACCACAATTGTTGCAGCTTAGACACCCTTCCTGTCTAATTAATGATTCTGCACCACACTCCTCACATACACCCTTTTCTTTAGTTCCATCTGGAATATATTTCTTAAGAGCGCGTGTAATACTTCTAGCAAAACTATGCATTTCTGCTTGTTTTTCGCCCACCTTTTCTAATTGTCGTACTATAAAATGCATATCCGCTCCAACTCTTAATAATCCTGATGTTAGACGAGTGATACATTCTTCCATTTCTGATGTAGACGCAGTAATTGGGCTAAGTTCTACACCATCGCTGTCATCAAACACCGCTTTGTAAAAATCTTTACGCTTTCTTATTATCTTACCACTTTTTATGGTTTTTGTCAAGTACCCATTTTTGCCAGCGAAAACTTCGTATGGTCTGCCATCTAATAAACCTACCAATACAAAGTATTGCTTATTCTGTACGGTTATATGATGTACATCACACGGTAGTTCTCTTGGGCGCTCATTAGGAAACGTATCCTTCTTCTTCTCTACAAGAATACCGCTACGACAACCATCTCTATATACAGTTATACCCTTAAGACCGTTTATCCATGCTGCATGATATATCTTAGCCACTTCTTCTTCTTTAACATCATTAGGAAGGTTTATAGTAGAGGAAATTGCATGATCAACGTGTTGCTGTGCGGCAGATTGTAGCTCTACACGTTTAATCCAATCAATATCCGGCGCGCATGATCCATAGTATGGAGAATCTTCATATGTTTTGCCGGGATTATTATGCAACCACAGCTCTAATCCATTATGATTAACATCAAACTCCATCCATCCTTCTCCAAGGTTGTCTATGAAAGTAACCTTGGCACCATCGTCGCCTGGATTAATTCTCTTTCGACGAGTATAGGTTGCAAGATAACACGGTTCAATGCCGGATGTAGTGCCAAACAATGTAGTTCTTCCATCGGTTAGACTTGACTGAGTGGACACTGATCCTGTTGGCGCGGTAGTAAGACATGCTATATTTCTTCTACCATATTTTACCATATCAACATATAGTTGTGGATCTTCTTCCTTAATACGTTGGATATATACACAGTCTACTTCACGATCTGCATCATAATATTTAAATGGACCCAGTTCTTGTGCCATATCAACTGAGCATCTATAAGCGCTCAGCTTCATAGTCTTATATATCTTATCTACTAAGTCTATACTATCTTGAGATCCATATTTAATGCCAAGAGCGGCAATTACGTCGCCAATAGCAGTCTCGCCAGTGCCAGTTCGACGCCCATTCTCCGCTGCCTGTAGCACGTTGTTCCACAGATCTAGCTCAATTTGTTTTATTGGATCGGGTTCTGGGTCGTCTTTTATTTTCTGAATAATCTTATGAATACATTCAATCTCTAGATCCACAAGATCATCCATTAATCTTTGCGCTATATATGCAAGAGTTTTCAGTCTATCAAAATCAAATATAGCGGCGTCAGTAAATGCGTTAATCACACATGACATTAAATTAATCACTAATAGACGGCAGCTATCGTATGCAGAAAGTGGAATTTCACCACATCTTCTGGCCGTAATACCATCTACAACAACACTTCTAGTAATAGGTTCATTAATACAATATACATCAGATTTTTCACAATTTTTAATAGATTTAATAGAACTAATAAATTGTTGTTTAACATTTGGTTGTTTAATATTTAAAATAGATTGAAGCTTTTGGTCTTTATACGAATCTAAGAACCCTATTGTATTATAATATGACAAATAATGCCCTCCAATAGATATTAATTCGTATTGAGATTTACATTTATAGTGTTTGCCGTCAATTAAGGCGGTGTGTTCACCCCTACGTTTATATATTTTAAAAATAATGCCGTTAGAATGTAGTATTTTTTGTATATCTAATAACATTGCTTTGTTGCTTTGTGCAAGTCTAACAGAAAAACCGCTTTTACGCGACCCTTGCACAGAACCATCACAATAGAAAATACCAGCAACATAAAACAAGCCTATGGGCATTCTACTTTGATTTAAAATTATTTTTGGAACAATATGCTTAGTATTTCGATTAAAATTATAATATTTATTAAGATATTTTCCCAAAAACCCAGAGCTAACTCTTATTTTATTTCTATTATTATCATATACTATAAAATATGGTGCTAATTTTTTATTTTTAGAGTTATATTTATCTATTTTGTTTGCATGTTCGTATATAAAATTTATACTTTGAATACACATTTGCAACATTTTTTGTTGTTCATCACCCCAAAAATCACAGTGAACACGCTCTCTATTTTTATCACACGTGCCATCACCAGCTATTAAACCCATTAATAATCCACAGTGTTCATCAATAGTTTGCGGTTGTCTGTTTTTAATAGATGTTAATGGCGTTGGTGTAGAAATTAAAATATGATCTGTTTCTACATCTAAGTCTTTAGCTTGTATCATACCACGAACTGTGGCAATATGATGGTCTGGAGTTACCTTAAGCTCAAAACCCATATCGGTTATAATTTTAACTATATCAACATTTTTTTGTGTAATAAAAGGTTTAGAGGCTTGTCGTAAAGTTGTGCCACATTGTTTCATATCAATATTCCAAGCAGCCGATTCTTCTTGTTTATTTGGATCTGGATATGATACTCTATCATCAGTTATTACCAAAGGGTCTATATTTTGACAAAATAGATCTATAAAAGATACATATCCATTAGAAGTTAATAGCAATGAATCGGGATGATAACAAGGGTTCGTAGATATAGTCTTAAATCCTAAGTCGGAATAACAATCTGCTGGGCTGTTTGCTATTATATTATCCCAGAACAACAATCCAGGTTCAGCGCGCAACCATGCTGAATGAATAATAGTATTCCATACTAGTTTAGCAGATATCATTCTCCTAATATGTTGCTTGCCATCTAAGGAATCCCATCTTAATTCATAATCTTCATCCTTGTCTACTGCAAGTAAAAATTCATCTGTTAATCTAATAGATATGTTGGCACCAGTAACACTCTTGTCATCGTTTTTAATAGTGGCAAATTTAAGTATGTCTGGGTGATGAACTGATATTGTAATCATCTGGGCACCACGGCGACCCTTTTGACCAACCTCGTTGCCGGTGTAACTAAAGCGATGCATAAAGGATGTGGCACCGGAAGTAGTTGCTGCTGAATTATTAACACTCTCTCCATCAGGTCTAAGCGTGGATATGTCGGACCCAACGCCACCACGGCGCTTGCTAATTTGTGCTATTTGTTGATCGGTTAAAAATATACCAGCATAACTATCGTGTGGGGATTCAATAACAAAACAATTACTTAATGAAACAATACGATAAGGATTGCCTATACCATACATAGGAGATCCTTGTGGTATTAACTGCGCATAATTCTTAAAGACTCCATATATAAAGTCTTCTGTATATGGTTGCTTAAACTTCTTGGCCTCTATTCGTGCAAACTCTTTCGCTAGTCTGCGATGCATTTCATCAGGCGTGGACTCATGTAAATTTCCTTGCTTATCTCTAAGAGCATATTTACTCAAGAATACATTGGCGGCTAATTCATTACCATTAAAGTATTGTAATGATTGAGCTAATGCTTCTTCATATGTATACATCTATACCTCCATAAATAAAAATAGCCCCCTATATACATATCTCTACATATATGGAAGCTATAAATCTCAGACTCTTTTCTTACTTAGTTTTTCTTCTTTCAAACCATTCTGATAGGCTGGGTATTGGCGCATTATCTTTAGGAAACTCCATCTTTGGATTGGTTTGCGCGGCCCACTGCCACATGTCATAGCCGGTCTTAAATGATCTTGTCTTACCCCCGATGGTAAGTTCAAATCTGTTTGGCGCATTATCAACTACTTTCTTACTCATACTATAGTCCTTTTCAATTAGTTTTGTCTACTATTTTTCCCGAAAAACTTTAGATGGAATACAAGATATATCCATCCTATCACCCATCAATAACAGTAGCGCATTACGCTCCCGCTCATATTGCTCATTCTGCATCATCTGTGCTACTGAATCTGAATGCACAACCCTACTAATCCCAGCCTGCCATAGGTACTGTAGACAGAAATTACATGGTGGAATAGTGACGTATGCTGTTGCTCCAACAGTAGATACACCAAATCTAGCACAGTTTAGAACCGCATTTAATTCTGCATGAATCATAAATGGATATTTATATGGACGTAGATTGGGTAGAACATCGTCGTTAATCTCACCAATAAAGCCGTTGTATCCAGTGCTTAAAACCGTAGTGTGCTTGACGAGCACGCACCCACACTGTGTTTGCGGATCGTGGCTGCGTTGTGCCCATAGATCAGCTTCACGCAAAAAGATATGATCCCACGTCGGTCTGCTTCTTGCTATCCTTATTTGGTCTATTGGTACATTCGTCAGCCCCAACATGTCTCTTATTTTTTCTAACACGTCGTCCTTCCTTAAGTTGTTTCTTAAACTTCTTATCCTTATTACGATAAGTTCTACCCATTTCTAAACTCCAAATTGATAACCTGATGACATCCAACAATAGTCTTTTTTTCAATAGATTCTAGGCTAATTCTTTGACCAGATAAATATCTATCATTTAATTCATCTGTACTATAAAACACTTGTTCTCCAATGTATTGCGTATTGCTTAACTTATTAAACGGAATATTAACTGCCACACTATGTTTAAAAGCAAACATTAATGGGCACATCTCTCTATATTTAAATAGATTACCCTCTAATTCTGATGTATTATTGAAATCAAATTGTTCTATTAAACTTAAAAAGAAATTCTTATTCCAACAATGCATATCTAAACCAAATGGATATCCATAATTCATGATGGGATTGTGCAGTAAAGCATTCCACATCATTATGCCTCTATATTCTGACGCGCCGCATACCTCTGGTTGTAACATTCCATCAAATGGATTTTGTACAATTGTATTAAGTCCAAGCCTATACGAAAATACTTCACCAACACCAAGGTATATTAGTGGGGTTACTTCTGGCGTCTTATAAATCACCGTATCATCGGTTGTTACCGTAATACAATTATAGTTAGATGATTTAATAATGCCCAATGTATCTTTATGAAAGTTTTGTTCTAGTAGCCACTTAACATTATCATAATGAGACTTTAAGATCTTATATCCACTATTAAACTTCCCATTGGAATGGGTGTATAATACAGAGATATCAAACAGTTCCGGCAAATGTTTATCAATGCTCTCAAGCAATAGGTGTAATTGGCAGGCGCGATCTTTGGACCAAATTAATAACTTAGATCTGTCGTTCATAATGCCCCTGACAAAATTTAATCATGGAATTTTTACAATATAGTGCTTGGTCTGCATCATATTCTGCGATGCCATTTTCAATAGCGACAATTTCACTACATATGTGATCTAACCAGCTACGATATTGACAATGATAACACTCCCATGCGTGATAACTATCATCTGGAATAAAAATATGGTTAACAGAACAACACACAGGGCATTGCTCCGTTAACCATTTCGAGTTAGGGGTTTGATATGAACTATTCATTTTTAGGAGTTTGCTAGTTCTTCTTTATCTTCATCTGTATACAAACATTGGCTACGAATTGCACTTAAGTCTGCCGCACTAGTACATGATCTATATGTACACATCTTATCGCTCATCTTCTGGAAACTCTTAGCGTGCCCAGATGGTGACGCATTAAATGTCGCAGCCCACCCACTATCAATACCCATCGCAGCAGCGGTAGCAATAGCATCTTGATTTGCAGCTAGGAACACAAAGTCCCAGTTATACTTATCGCGCTGATGTGTAATCATATCGAATATTTTAGTGCGACCATATTCTCTTGACGCATTTTCAAAACCATCTGTGATGATAACAAAGATTACCTTATCAGGACGATCTTTCTCACGCATCTTAGATAAGCGTTCACCAGTTTCTTTAATGGTTTTACCAATAGCGTCCAATAAAGCAGTGCAACCACGAGGTTGAAATATATCTTTGATTGATGGTACTGAGGAAAGCGGCAGTCTGTTCCACACATTTTCATACTTGTCATCGAATTGCACTAGAGATAAACACGCATTATCTCCAAGTCCTTTTTGTGTAGCTACGAAACCATCGAAACCCTCAATTGTAGCTTCTCTTATGCTACTCATTGATCCAGAACGATCCAAAATTACAGTAATGTCTGTAAAATCCTTCATTATTATACCCTTGAAAAAAGTTTTGTCAAGTAAAAAACAGAGGCCAAGTCGGTAATCGAAACCGAATCGGTAGTTTACCATACTACTGTTCTGCCATTGAACTACAAGGCCAGTCGAGGGCGTTAGCCCTCTTATGTTATCTAAACAATCTCCAGCCACGCACACGTTGACGTACAACCTTAGTCTTTACAACCGTGGTCTTTACAACTTTCTTAGGCGCTACTAAAACACTCTTAACCACCTTAGCGGTCTTTTCCACTGGCTGGCGGCATGATCCATTAACACAATCGCCACTAGCAAAAGCTGTGCCAGCAAACAAGAGAGCACAAACAAAAACTAAACTTCTCATTACAATCTCCTTATGAATAGGTTTAAAGAACAGAGTCCCCCCTGAGAATCGAACTCAGATTTCAACTTTACGAGGGTTGTATAATACCATTATATTAGGAGGACGGTCTATCAATTATGTGTTTTTAAATATTTGATAGCTTTTTTTATAATTTTTTCATTTTCAAAAAATAGACCTATTGCTGTATTGCATTGTACGCATAATAGTCCACGAATTTTTCCGCTGTGATGACAGTGATCTATTTGCATTTTTTGTTGTTCAGAAAAGGATACGCCACATATTGCACAACTATTTTTTTGTTTTTTTAGTAGATTATATATTGTATCATCTGTTGTCTTATATGCTAATGCTTTTGCATGTATATGTTTTTGACTTAAATATGAATCATTTCCCTGCACACATTTAATACAACAAAAAGTGTTATCCCAATTATCATATGCTACATCAGTTTTAGAACCACAAGTACACCTAACTGGCACAAACCAGTTTTTTAGACTTTGTGAGTTCTTTTTAAAAACCTCACCATTCACTGTCAAACTACCATGTTGTTCACCAACTAGTATTTCTGGTTTGTTTACTAAACGATTTTTACAACATTTGCGACATAACATGTTCTGAATGTAACGAGTTGTGCGTTCAAATTCATAGTCACATTTACAACATCTACATTTAATACACCATGTATATTTTCGTCTGTCGGCATGTTTATATGGTTCAGATATTATTTCAACGTTATTAATAATATCACCAATAACATATTTCCATGTGTATATATATTTCTTTTTGTTTGATTCTTTTTTGGCTAATTGATCTAATTGTTCTTGGTGCATATCTGGCGTTATCTTACCAAAACTTTGCAAATCATTCAACGGAAAAAGTCTATGTTTGGAATGTGGTAAGATAATAGGATTTAGTAGTCCTTTGTTTGCTAATCTTCTTAAGGCTTGTGGTTCTATACCAAGATAATCAGCCGCCTCTGTTAGCTTTAGCAAAGTTTTCATATTTTTCCTTAATAGTCAACAGAAAATGATTGAACAGCGTTTGCTCCAGTTGTTAGTCCATAAGTCCACGGCGTCGAAGCGATTTACGTGCAATACGCCTACTTAGCGAAGCACCATGAGTACGAATCAACTTGCGTATTTGTCCAGACGCTACACGGTCCTTACCAATACGAAAGTGTCGTTGAACATCCTCAATAGACATATTCTGTTGAGCAAATTCTTTAACTGCCGCCACACCAACTTCATTAGAAAAAATTCTATTCCACTTAACCATTTATGTTTTCCTTATACAAAATAATAATATTGATTGAAAATACTAGAGAGTATTGGCGGATTCGCACCACTTACTAATTGATTTGCAATCAATTTCTGCACTATACAGATTTAAGTTCAATACTCTAACCTAACCAAGATGGATTATCAAATTTTCCATACTCTTGAATAGCACCCATGATACTTTGTTTAATTTGTACATCACCAAGACATATTCTACATACTCCATATGGCTGTTTTTTGTGTGTCTTGTTTTGTTTTGGCTCATGTCCTTTAATCTGCTGTATGTTACAATCTGTTAAATTAAGATTTGTTAACCAAAAGTTTTTAACATCTTCATCAGTAGATATATCTTTATAAAACTGTATACTTATTTTTAATCTATTTTTATCTACATTGTAACATGTAATAAGAAAATCAACAAATACTTTTAATATCTCTACATCACAATTCGATATTGAAACTGTACTTACAGATGTCTTGCCGCCTTCCCCCCAATATAACATACATCCCATAATGTGTAGCGGATCATTTTGTTTTGCTAAATTCCTACCATGTTCTTGCCATATTTGTCGTCTTTGTCTATATGTTTCAGAAAAAGTTTTTGCTCTTTTGGCTTTTTCTTCTGGCGTTTTATTACATAGTATTTTAGTTTTTTGTTCATCACTAAGTATTATATGTCTAACCCACAAACTAACAGTACTAGCTGCAACACTTAATTCTTTTGCAATTTTTTTTACAGATATGCCATTTTGTCGTAATTGAATCGCCTTTTCTTTTTCTATCTTTTTCATAATCGAACCCCTTTCTATATATATATTATACTCCTTTTTAGAGGTTCGTTTCTAATATTTTTCAAAAAAAAATCAAAAAAAATTATTAAGGATTAGGTTCGGTACTCATTTTAATTAAATCATTTGGATCGCGCATCTGTTCCTCTGTGAGGACATAATTTGTGGGTCCATATCTTAAAAACTTACGTTGCTTAGCGTTCAATACTTCCTCGGTAGTAGCCCAGCCAATAAACCACACATCACTAATATCGTTGGCATTAACATAACAAGCAATATAATAGTCGATAACATCTTTATGCCTATGTACTTCTGCGCGTAGTAAAGGTTTATCTACATAAGTAGTTGTCTTAATAGCAACGTTACCAATGCCAGGGAGAACCAAATCGGTGCCGTCATCGCCGTGAGAAGAATAAATACGACTATCAACTGGCACACCGCACAACTTAGCAATAGCAAACTCTCCAGCAAGTCCCAGAATATGCGTTTCAGCACTTGTGTTTTTACCATTATAAGTCTTGCTCCCAAAGCGTTTAGCTTTTAGATTACGTTGTGCTGCCAAGTCTCTTACTGTTTGAACTTCATCATCGGTTAGTTTGATTTGTATTCTTGGCATTTAAGCTTTTCCTATCTCTAACTTTTTCAATAGATATAACTTTAACTCTAGGCTTTTCAGTATATACCCAATCATAATCATTCATACAATGGTCAATCATATGAATAATACCGGCCTCAGACAACGATCCACCTTGTACTATAACCTCAAGTTTGTATGCCATTTTTAACGTTTCCTATCGTTATATGATAACAACCGAAGTCAGAAAATCCATCACGCTCCCTAAAAGTTGATAGCCCCAGACTACGCCTGATAAAACCAATCTCATCAGACCATGTATCAAGCCAATAGTACAATCCATCAGACTGTACCCCAGGCTCATACTCCACAACGATTGATTGTCCATCATACTTCCCCCATTGAGAGCGATTAGGAACAGACTCAAACAGTCGGACTATACTAACGTGAGCGGGGCGCATCGGTGGGCATACGCCCCAAGCTTTTGGCAACAATCCACGATAATATTTCAGTAGATCATCCTCAACCAACCACGCCATGACCCAGTTGTTGTAGTACTTTATTATACCCTGGGTGCGTAACATTGTCAAGTCCTTTTAGAAACCTTTTTCCAAATCTTCCGCCAACAACATGTTTAACCAAGCAGCAACATCGCTTAGGCTGGCATTACGATCACCATCTTCGTTGCGAAAATAGTATGTTTGGTCGGGATAAAATGTCTTAGATACTTGTACGTTGTTCTCGTCTACAATCACAAATCCCATATGATATATACCATCAAACACGGTATTAATTGCATTCTCACCATATAGATTCCATGTAGCGCCATCGTTTTGTACTAGATGATAACCAGTTTCAGTACCATCTTCATCATCGCCGTGCAGAATCATCCATCTAACCATGCGCCTATCTCTTGGAGCACGCTGTCTAAATGTAACATTCCAATTAAATACTTCTTCAACAGTAATGATACCGTCTGCGAATGCTCCAGTCTGTTGAAAGATCGTAAGAATCATTTTGTTCATTTCGTGTGCAGACGCTCTAGCACGTTCACGATCCTGTTCGGTTGTATTAGCGACAAGTCCCTCGTCATTAGTAATAACGAACAGAATATTATCCAGGTCTGTGCCGGTGTTCTGCTTCTCAGGAAGCAAAGTTGTGGCAAATGCTACGGAACAGAACATTAAAACCAAACATGCTGCAATCAACTTCTTCATTTTAATCTCCATATACTTCTGACCAATCTTCTAAAGCGACACGACTTACTTCTCCCACCACGTCAACCATGTTCATTGCATACAACCCAGCACATGAGAAACATCCAACTTCTAATACATAAAAGTTACCTTGAACAGTTTTACATATATCTAAGGTCCATGCCCTATCTGGATTATACTTTATATTTTGAAGTGTCTGTTCAGCTACACGAATAGCAATCTGACCATCATCATGAATACTTGTACCAAACACATTTTTCTTTTCAGGTCTATATTCAGATCCAGCTACTATGCGACCATCTACAACCAGAAATCTCCATTCTGTTTCTACGTTGCGTGGCTCAGCCACAACACATAGCTCTCCTGCTTCTGGATAATAAAAACCTAATTGATCTAAATCTTTTTCAAAGTTCTCATAGTAAATTGCTTTACCAGTAAATACTTTGGTTCCTTTGTCTGGCCTAATAAATATGGTTCCATCAATACCAAGATGTTCGTATAACCAATCTTTGCGTCGTAGTAAATCACCATATGGTATAATAGTATAGCAACTATTCAGAAGCCGATCACCAAATAGTGGATAGTATTCATGACAGGCATAATTTTCTACGCTAGAATATATACCGGGAACCCACATGGCTTTACGACGAACAGAATATCCTAGCTCTAATCCACCATAGTATATAACACAGTCCCGTGTACTAAAAAGATTAAGCCAATTTAAATCCCAATGATTCTTATCAGATAATATTTTTAGTCCATGACCTTGGCGTTTAATCTCATCAATCAATGGATTAATATCATCACCGTAGAGATCAGATTCTAAAAACCAATTAACTTTCATTAATATTCCTATATACTATATCTGGACATTTTTCGTTAGTACATCCAGATCCTTCTATCCACATAGAAAAACATTTGGTACAAAAACCTACATCACTTACGATTGTTTTTTCTGGTAGTTTACCAGAATATGGAATGACTATACCACTGTTCATATAAAATTCCTTAAAGCGACTAATGGGAGTTGAACCCATACATTTTGCATGGCAAGCAAAAAGGCTACCGCTACATCATAGTCGCATATTTTTTTTAATTATTTTTAGACAGTTCATAACAAAATATGGTATAGTATAATAGTTCAATACTTTTTTTAGGAGAATCAAATGTCTGAATTAGAACAAAAAATAAAAGAACTTAGATCACAAGGATTAACTTTTAAACAAATATCTGAACAATTAAAGTGTTCAAAAGGATCTATATGTTACTATTTAACTCCTGGTCAAAAAGATAAGGCTAGAAATAGAACATACAAAAACAGAAAACAAAATCCAATAGCAACTAAAATATCTTATTTTATTAGAAATAAACCAACCAAACCAATCTTTCAATCGCAAGCCTCGATATATAATACAATTAAAAATCGTATTCGCCATTTTACAGGAGAAACTTCTATGCCTTTTTCAGTTGAAGATGTATTAAAAAAACTTGGTGACAATCCTACTTGTTATTTAACTGGTGAACAAATAGATTTAAGCAAACCAAATACATATCAGTTTGACCATATCATTCCACGATCCCGTGGCGGAACTAATGAATTAGATAACCTAGGTCTATGTTCTAAAAGTGCTAATAGAGTTAAAAGCGATATGACGCCTGACGAACTCATTAATTTGTGTAAAGTAATCTTACAACATCAAGGTTATACTATTCAAAAATAAAAAAAGCAGACTTCGTTTTTTCTGTGCTACTATTACACCACTATGGGTTGCCAGCCCGTTGGGATTTGCACCCAAACCTTTTCATTACAAGTGAATTTTTTAAATTGCTGTATGAAGTCTATGGCAAGTACGAGATCACGGATTTGCACCGAAACCTTTAGCTTGGAAGGCTAACGTGCTGCTGTTGAACACTAATCTCGCATATGACCGCCCCACTTTGAGTCTGAACAGAATAGTTACAAGCGGGGACGGTCTAGGGTTGAGGTTTGCCTCCCGCATCGCCTGAGCGAAGGATTGCTGTACCTATTCTTTATCTTATTATATATGGCACATTTCTATAATTACGACACCTTCGCAATATATATTCTATACCAATATCTTTATGTGCCCACCAAGTTATTCTATAACCAATAACTTTGTAGGCTCTTGTCATTTCCCACCCATCTTTTTCCCAATGATATCCATATTCCCATCCACAGATTTGATATGACAATCTCCATCCGCCATTTTCATCCTTAACTTTAACATAGCGATAGACTGGACTTCGAGTTGTATCTTGAACGCGCTTCCATATAGGTTTCTTATAGTTATAAAATTCCTTTATTGAATCCATACGATATGGAATACCGTGTTCTGTTAGATATTCTGTAAAATGCCATTCGTGAATATCATATGGTCCAATTTCAATTGTATACTCTTTACCACGACCACCGGAATGGTATTGAGTCTTGCGAAATTTCTTCCAGCTCTTTTGATAGCCACGAGGCTTATCATCCCAAGGATCTGGAAGGTT